TTACAACCATATGCACGTACAGAGATAATATAAGTATAAGGGAGGCAATGTCCGTGCCTCCCTTTTTATCATGGAGGCAAACTTGAACATAGAAAAAGAGGATAAGAACATAGATATCCCCAATATTGAAGATCATCACTACTATCTATTCAACTCAACTTTTGATGCGAGTTCTACCGGAGATGCGTTAAGATTTATTCTTGCTCGTAACCTAATGAAAAAAGATCGCCCCAAGTTTATGAAGTTTATCATTAACTCTCCTGGCGGCGAAGTTCCCTCAGCCTTTGCTCTTATTGATACAATCAAAGGTTCTAAAATCCCGGTGTATATGTATGGACTTGGTGAAATTGCTTCTTGTGGTCTACTTACGTTTATGGCGGGACAAAAAGGACATCGTTACGTTACCCGAAACACTGCAATCTTATCTCATCAGTTTTCGTGGGGAACGATTGGTAAAGAGCATGAACTGCATGCATCAGTAAAAGAATTTAATAATACGAGCCAGCGCATTATAGACCATTATAAAAAATGTACTGGCCAAACAGAAGCAGTTATTAAAAAGTATTTGCTACCACCAGAAGATGTTTGGTTGACGCCCAAGGAGGCAGTGAAGTATGGCATCGCAGACCAGATTGTGGATTTTTATTGAGTGGGCTGCAACAATAACATTAATTGTTGCTGTTGCGCTTACATCATGGAACGTTTATCCAGCTAACATATATATGAGTGCAGTTGGTAATTTCCTTTGGTTGCTTATGGCATTGCATTGGAAGAAACTTTCCTTAATCATCATCCAGGCTTTTATATTAATACTATACCTTGCTGGTGTGGTTAATTTTTTCATGGGAGTATAATATGGCAATTATTCGTTTTTCTACCGAGGAAGTTTTCGGTACAGATTCACAAGAATATGAAATTCTAACACATGCGGTATCTAAGGTTGGTAACACACCAGGAGCAATCGTAGAGATTGGTACTCGTCGTGGTGGTTCTGCTAAGATGATTATTGATGTGTTGGCTGAGAATGGTAACACTGATCGTTCAATGTTTTGTATTGATCCTTATGGTAATATTGAGATTGAATGCACCAACCTTAATATGACAATTCATAACCCTGACCGTGTAATCGAAGGCGATAAGCAGTCTAAGGAACTAACTTCTCCTCAGCGTTTTGATTATGATAACACAATGCGTAACCGCACTATCCCTTCGCTCTATTTCTATGCTTATAACGCTGGTCTAAACTTCTCATTCTTTTGTCTAGAAGATCATGAGTTCTTTAAGCGTTATGGCGATGGTGTTCCTGTCTATGATGAATACAAGAAGCTAGAGAACGAATATGCTTTTGTATTCTTTGATGGCCCTCATGACAATGAGACTTTACATGTCGAATGCGACTTCTTCGTGCAGCGTGCACCAGTTGGCGCCGTTTATGTATTTGACGATATCTGGATGTATGATCATGATGGTATCGTAGAGAACACTTACCTATTCCCTAATGGGTTTGAAGTTCTTGGGAAGAGCAACATCAAAGCGTCTTACATTAAGACGAAGTAATATACGTTCCTCCGGAATATAAATAATGATACAACATTCCGGAGGAACCATGCTTAATTTTAACGAATATCTGTCTGAATTGAAGCTGACTCTTCAGTATCATGAAGAACTAAATCCTAAGATTTGGAAGTCACCAGATACGCTTGACCCACAAGTAAAGAAAGCTCTTATAAAGTTTGGGCATGCTTGGGCAGAATTCGCTAAGATTCCAAAGTCAATGATTCAAGATATCGTTATGACAGGTGGTAATGCCAACTACAATTACACTGGTAAGTCTGACATTGACGTTCATCTAATTGTCGATCGTAGTAAATTATTTGATGACGCTAAGTTCGTTGAAGAATATCTACAAGATAAGAAATCCCTCTGGACTTTAACTCATAATGTTGATGTGTATGGTTATCCTTTAGAGCCTTATGCTCAGGATGATGATATTAAATACCCAAAAAATCAGGGAGTCTATTCTTTATTGAAAGACGAATGGGTCAAGAAACCTGTTAAAGTCGACTACGATTTCAAGAATGATCATCTACTAAAACAAAAAGTCTCCCATTATATGCATGCTATCGACCATATGATCAAACATCACATGGGAGAAGAGTCTTTCAATAATATGAAAGTTCGATTCAAGAACATGCGTACAGCTTCTCTACAGCAATATGGAGAATTTGGTAGAGAGAACCTTGTATTCAAAGAGCTACGTAACCGTGGATACATTGACAAGATGAATAAATACGAGGCTTCACTAAAAGATAAAGAGCTCTCCTTAAAATAAGAGTTTACTTTTTCCAAAAACTTTAGTATAATATAATCTGTCTAAGATGGAGGTTGTTATGAATATGAGTAGTGATCTAGAATTTATGGTTGAGACAGACATGATCATGCACGGATATAATCCCTATAATCCTGTCGATGTTAATACGTATTGGGAGGAATATTTTAATGGCGATTGAGATTTATTCAAAGGATAACTGTTCTTTCTGTGACCAGGCTAAGCAGATGCTTCGCATTCACGGTAAAGACTTTGTCGAATACAAGCTAGACGAGGACTTTACTCGCGAAGTTCTACTATCAAAGTTTCCTGAAGCTAAGACCTTTCCTATCATTGTTCTCGATGGTTTCAACATCGGTGGCTTTGATCAGCTAAAGAAGCATCTTACTGAGGAAACAACAGACAACCGAAAAATTCTACTAGAAACTGATTATTTTGGAGCTTAATTATGGTTATGTATGCGAGAGATACTCTACTACAGGATCTTCGTAAGAATGTAATGTCTGTTCACTTTACTAAGGTGAACGGCGAAAAGCGAGAGATGCGTTGCACTCTCATGCCTCAGCTTCTTCCACCAAACTATGTCAATGAAGCAGCTGAAGAAAAAGATTTCCACGAAAAGAACCAAGAGGTTCTTGCAGTGTGGGATGTGATTAAAGGAGGATGGCGTTCATTCCGCATAGACTCCATAGAATATGTTGAAATGTTAGACCCGTATCAATATATGTAAGGAGAATTAAATGAACGAAAAGACCTACTGGGGGCATCATCTCATAATTAATGCAGGCGAATGTAACCATTCTACCATCACAGATTACAACACAATCTTTCAGTTTGCTAAGCAGCTAGTCAGAGAAATTGACATGGTTGCTTATGGCGAACCACAGATTGTTAAGTTTGGGCATGGAGATAAGCAGGGCTATACTCTTGTTCAACTTATAGAGACAAGTAATATTTGTGCACACTTTGTTGATGAAACAAATGATGCCTACATTGATGTCTTTTCATGTAAACCTTTTGATGAAAAGGTAGTGATTAATTTAGTAAAAACTTTCTTTGAAGCAAAGAAGTTCGAAACAATGTTTATTGACAGACAAGCATGAGGATTAAATGGTTGATGTGATTTGGTCTGATTTCGATCCGGAATCAGAATATTCTTTGAAACAACGTGAAGCTAAAGCAATAAACGGTCCAGAATATTGGCCAACAATGCGGGAAGTGTTTAAGCACGATTGTGCTACACTCCCGCTAAATCGTTTTAGATTATGGGCTTCTTGCCACAACGTTCCTTTCATTACACAGTATAGAACTTCTCGTTTTCTTGGCGAGGCTTTCTATCATGCTGCTCGTGATCCTGAGATTGCAGAAGCACTAGAGGAAAATTGGATTGGCGCTCCGGAGCATATCCAAAACGCTCTAAGAGTTTCTTCTGACTTTAATACATCAATGCAGCGTATTCAAGATATTGCTCATCTTTGTATCACTGGTTTTGCTAAACAACTAAAGGAAATGGAATCAATCGTTGAGATTGGTGCAGGATATGGAGACATGTGTTCCGTTGTTCATGCTCTTGGTTTCAAAGGTAAGTATACCATTGTTGATATTCCTGAAACTCAGCCAATTCAGGCACACTATCTTGGTAAGCAGGGTATTACTCCTAATTGGTCGTTCGAAGATGACAATGTAACTCATGCTGACCTTGTTATTGCTACATGGTCATTGTCGGAAACTCCAGTCGAGTATCGTAATGTGTTAATGCCAAAGATTGACAAATCTAAAAATTGGCTTATACTAGCACAGTCGGAAGTTTTTGGGTTTAAGGTAAACGATGATTACTTTAATAATTTCTTCCTAGATAAGAATGTAGAAAAGATTCCATTGATCAGCAATGGTCTTGATGTTTGGGATGGAGGAAATATGTATTATGTTGTACGGAGCGAGTAAGTTTACAGGTTACGCAGTACCAGAACAATGTTATACTGCTAACTCTACTGAAAAGTGGAGACCAAACATTGGTATTACGTTCGGCACGTTTGATCTATTTCATGCTGGGCATACGACTATGCTTCAGCATTGTAAGACACAGTGCGATCAGCTGATCGTAGGGTTACAATCTGATCCTACGATTGATCGTCCGGATAGTAAGAACAAACCAATTCAATCATTGTTTGAAAGATATGCACAACTCGATGCTTGTCGTTGGGTTGATGCAATTATTCCTTATGACACTGAAGATGACCTACTCAACATACTAAGTATTGGTGAGTTCAGGAAACGATTTATCGGCGAGGAATATAAAGGTCATTATATCCACGGCGAAGATATATGTAAGTCAAGAAATATAGAAATTGTTTTCATTGAACGTAAGCATTTTTATTCATCTAGTGAATTGAGACAGAGGGTTTCATATAATGAGTCACACAGATAATTATTTCAATGAAGTTGTTACGATTGCTCAGACTATCGATACAGTCAAGATCGACATACTGGCGCAGAAACTTAAAGACGTTCGGGAAAGTGGTGGCCGTGTATTTGTGCTTGGCGTTGGTGGTTCTGCTGGTAACGCTTCCCATATGGTTAACGATCTTCGAAAGCTATGCGGTATCCAATCATATTGTCCTACCGACAACGTTCCGGAACTCACAGCGAGAACAAATGATGAAGGATTCGATACAGTCTTCGAAGAGTATCTCCGAGTAAGCAGACTTAGTCCTTTTGATGCTATCTTTGTTCTATCCGTTGGTGGTGGTAACAAAGCAAAGAATGTTTCAGTAGGTCTATGTAATGCTATTGATCTTGCTGACGAAGTTGGAGCTCAGGTGTTTGGTATTGTTGGTAAGAATGATGGATATACTTACAAGATGGGCAACTGTGTTGTTTGTATTCCTGCTGTTGACAATACAAGAATCACTCCTCACTCAGAAGCATTCCAAGGCGTAGTCTGGCATTGCTTAGTTTCTAATCCAATCCTACAGAAGAATGCAACCAAATGGTAAAAGCGATTTTCCTTGATCGTGATGGCACGCTCAATGAGCTAGTCCATGGCAGAGATAATCCAAAGCATGTTTGTCCTTGGTATTTCTCAGAGTTTAATTACATTGATGGTGTAGAGGAAGCTATTAAAGGTTTAAGATCTCTTGGGTTTTCTCTACACGTTGTAACTAATCAGCCAGACGTTGATGATGGATATACAACCGAAGATACAATGAATGTTATTCATCAGTGTCTTAAGAATGATTTAAAGGTTGATACAATTCAGGCAGCAAGAACACGTGGAACTGAAGAGTATAAACCTAATCCTGGTATGTTGAATAAGATCATCAAAGAATGGCACGTTACTAAGGAACGTAGCTGGATGATTGGTGATACATGGCGTGACGTTGTTGCTGGCAACCGTGCCGGAGTAAAGACTATATACCTTGGTGATATATATTCCGCTCCTTCCGAATGGCAACAAATCAAGCCAGACTTTTATGCAAAGAATCTTTTGGAAGCAGTTAACATTATTCAACAGAATGTAGGTGGCGAATGATTGAAGTATATGCAGATGGTGCAGACTTTGAAGGTATTATGAAGGCTGCAGAGAATCCAAGAGTTACTGGGTTCACAACCAACCCAACCCTAATGCGGCAAGCTGGTATTGATAACTACGAATTGTTCGCTAAGAACACGATTCGTTCTCTTGCTGAGAAACGTCCAGGAACTAATATCTCTCTAGAAGTATTTGCTGATGATACAGATAACATGTATCTTCAGGCAAAGAAGATTGCTTCATGGGGAACAGAATGTAACTACGACGTATTCGTAAAGATCCCTGTTACAAATACAAAGGGCGAAGACAATTACGGTTTGATTCGTTTGCTTAATGAAGAAGGCGTAAAGGTAAATGTTACTGCTGTCTTTACTCCCAAGCAGACGCAGAATATTCTAGAGAACATTACCAACCCAGATGTTCCTGTTATAATTTCTATCTTTGCTGGTCGTATTGCTGATACTCTACGTGATCCAGTTGTATGGACAAAGCAGTGTATCGGCGAAGCAATGGATAAGCCGGAAGAGTTTAATAAGATCAAGTTCCTTTGGGCTTCTTGTCGTGAGATCTATCATCTACATATGGCAGAGTCTGCTGGTTGTCATATTATTACTATGCTCCACGATCAGATTAAGAAACTGAATCTAGAAGGTAAGGATCTAGAAGAATTTTCTAGAGAAACTGTTCAAATGTTTTATAATGATGCCCAGGCATCTGGGTATAGGATTGAGGTAGGTTATAATGAAGGGTTTTGAAGAAAACGAAATTTCTGCTAAGGCTCAGGGTGGTACTGAGATTGCCAAGCGTAAGCTGGCAGAAATTCTAGATCAAGATTTACTTGAACAGTGTCAGATCATTTGTTCACGTGAAAGAAATCTAGACGAATCTAAGATTCGAATCTTTTGGTGTCATGATATGCCAGAAGATCCGGAGTCTGCTAAGTTTAGAGACACAGATTGGCGTGATAAGTTTCATAAGTTTGTATTCATTTCTAACTGGCAGTTCCAGCGTTACCAGGGAATGCATGGTATTCCTATGGACAGCAAGTGTATAATTCTAGAGTCAGGTATTGAACCAGCGCCAGAAACTTGCTTAGAGAAATCATATGATGATAAGATCAGACTAGTATATACTTCTACACCACAACGTGGTCTAGAAATTCTAGTTCCTGTGTTTGAATTTCTAAATGAAAATCAGGATGACATTCATCTAGATGTATTCTCTTCATTCAAGATCTATGGTTGGGATGATTACGATAAGCAGTTTGAACCGTTGTATGATCAAATTCGCAACAACCCAAATATGACGTATCATGGTTTCGTTCCTAATACTGAATTGAAGGAATATCTTAACAAAGCTCATATCTTTGCTTATCCTTCTATTTGGCCAGAGACTTCTTGTCGTGCTATGCTAGAAGCAATGTCAGCTGGATTGGTTTGCGTTCATCCTAACCTTGGCGCTCTTCCAGAAACTTCTGGTGCTTTGAATGTTATGTATCAGTTTGATATGGACAAGAACATGCATGGAAGCATTTTTGCTGGTAATCTTAATGCAGCAATTGAGCTTGTTCGCCAGAAGAAGCAGGATAATATGATTAGATTCAACAAGACTTATGTTGACTCTCGTTATAATATTGATTTCATTAAGAGCAAATGGGACTTTATGTTAAGGGATCTAGTTAAGAAATATCCTGACGCAGAGTCAAGAAAGTTCCCAGAAGCAATGTTTACCTACAAGACGAGCTAAACAATG